TGGTTCATTCCACCCTTCTCCCCGGACCAATCCGGTTAATCCCTTCCTCCTGCCCTTCTCCCCTCTACCAAGTGCCCCCCGGGGGGTCTTCCTGGCAGTGGGGGGTCGCCTATGGGGGTGTTTAGGGCATTACCCGCTCCTGTGAGAGCGCACTTTTTGAACCCCTCCCTGTGTGTCTCCCCTTTTTGCCCTCTCCTGGACCCCCAAAACCCTGCGAAAATACGGCAAAAAGAGGGAGGAAACCCCCGGGGATTTGGGAGGGATAATAACCGGGGATTTAGGGGGTCAAAAGGGCCGGAAGGCGGGCCGCAAGAGGGTTGACATTCGGCGGGAGGCCCACCAGGCTCATTCCGAGCGAAACCCCCCTCTGGAGGACCGAAAATGCCCTACCCTGGCCCCGAACCCATGGACAACACAATGGCCACGATCATGGCACGAATCCAGGGGAAGAACCCGGATGGGTATTCTGACGCTGATCGGGTGGATAACATGAACCGATCGAACGACGCGACTCTCCAGGCCCAGGCTGAAATCCTCTCCCGGACCCCTGAAGCCCAAAAAGCCGGCCTCGATGCCGGTTCGATCTTCACCATGCTGGTCAACGACGGGCGGCGGATGCTCCAAAACCGCTCTTCGGCCCAGACCCTCAACGATCGCGGGGTGCCGACTTCCAACACCACGACCGGGTGGGCCGACAGCTGGCTTCAGACCCTCTCCGACCGTCTCCAGACCCGACCGGCTCAGAATCCCATCCTCGGCGAACAGGTCCCCTTCCACCAATACGCCCCCGGCGACCCTCTCCGACGTTAACCCCCGCCCTCCACCCTTCCCTGCCCAAGGACCCCTCCCATGATCGACTACGAAGCCCTCGCAGCCGGCGTCACCTCGCCCCCCGGACCCGATCCGACCCCAGACCCGGACCCCGCTGCGGTCCAGGCTAAGGCCAACTACATCCCCCGATCGGTCAACGACCCCCTCTACCAGGGCATCGCCACGGCCAAGGGCTACAAGCAAGGCGACGACTACTCCCACAACCGCCTCCAGCGTGTCCACTACACCCACGAAGCCATGATCGACGTGATCCTGGCCGAACCCACCATCACCCAGCGAGAACTCGCCAGCCGCTTCGACCGCAGCGAAAACTGGCTCTCTGTCGTCATGGGGTCAGATGCGTTCCAAGCCGCTCTCGCCAAGCGTCGGGACGACGTTACCAACCCTTTTCTGATCGCCACGATTGAAGAGCGCTTTCGTGGCCTGGCTGACCAATCGCTCCAGATCATCGCAGAGTCCCTCGAAAAGACCCGGAACATCGACGTGGCAATGAAGGCCCTGGAAGTCTCCTCCAAAGCCCTCGGGTTCGGTGCCCGCCATGTCGGTCAGACCAACGTCCAGAACAACTTCGTCGTCGAAATGCCGGCGAAGATCATCGACGCCAGCCACTGGGCCCAGACCCACTCCCCAATCAAGCAAATCGAGGGCTAAATGACCGGGACATTCACCCAGGAACTGAGCTTCGGCCCGTGGGCCTCTGGCATGATGGTTGACGGGTCTTCGGCTTATCGGACGATCCAGCCTTCCAGCGGCAGCGGAGGCTCCATCTTCACCCCATCGGCCCAGAAGATTGTGGATATTTGGGCAGCAAAGCGAACAGTCAATCGCTCGCCCGCCAGCCCCCCGACGGTCACGCTTAACTCAACTGCGGTCAGCACGATCAATGGCCGCACGCTGGCACAAGGCGGTATTGTTCTTACCCCGAGCGTCCCTGACGGTCCCTCAGGTCCGATGAATGCTGACAGCCGCTGGGTTGTGACCAAAGACCCTTCAGTTCAGGTCGAAAGCAACCGAACTTTCGCACCAGGGAACTCCAAGCTCTTCACCTTCACCGGGCAGAAGTTCGACTTCAAGGTCGCCATCACTTCCGGTAAGTCCTTCACCTTGCGCTGGTCAACCGACAACGGCCTGACTTGGGGGCAGAGCGGTCCCCATGTCCCTACGCTGGTTAGCTGGGCCTTGGTAGACTTCGGAAGTGCCGCAACGCGGGTAGTTGAGGTGATTTGTGAAGATCAGATCCTCCAGACCTACGGGTTCAACTTTGACAACGGCCTGACGCCTGCGGCTTGGAGCGATCCTGATATTCCGCTGGGCGCGGGCTTCGGTGACAGCTATATTTTCTGCCAAGGCACCGATGATGCCGCAATCTACACAGCCAATAAGCAGCAAGCTACGGCGGGTATGACTCGTCAGATGGCTGAGTACCTAGGTTTCCTCCAAATCCGCAACCACGGCTTCCGCACCAACGGCTTCAGCAATGACCAAGCGAATGTACAGAGCAAATTCAAGGATCGTTTGGACCTCCCCGCTCCGGCCGATCACGCTCTGTCAGAGGGACTGGTCATGGGCACGATGGATTTCGTAGTTACAGCCGGATCTATCAACGACAATTCCGTCACCTTTGATGCCGAGAGGTTGGCTGACGTAACTGACTACTTCACCCGTCTCCGGGCAATGCAGCCGACAGCTCTCATTGTTCTCGCCCTTGGGGCCACTCCACCGCAGAACGGAGAGGGGACTTCATGGCATGACGATATGATAAACGGGTTCAAGGCTGTATTCGGGGCAAATGAATCAGCTTGGGTTGCGAACGGAGCGTATCTCCTAGACGGAACCCGCGCAACAGGGGCAAATTGGGTCCCTGCTGGGGCGACGGGTTCTTCAGCCTACTTCCCCGGTACTGGTGATACGGTCCACCCGAATGCGGCAGGTCACGCCTTCTTCGGACAGAAGTACGGCGATGCGCTGCTTTACCTCGCTCAACAGGTAATTTTGCTGTAGGCCTTCTCTCATGACCACTTCCCCCCAATCCGTCCTCTGGTCCCCCCAAGAAGGCCCCCAAACTGCACTCCTCCAGTGTCCGGTTTACTAAGGAATTTTTTATGCGAAGAGTTCACTATGCCCTCGAAGCTACTCACCCTTTCTATGCTTGCTGGTACAACATGCTACAACGCTGTTACAATGTGCGCAATGCCAACTATCGTCACTACGGCCTGCGGGGAATTAAGGTAACAACTTCTTGGCTGGAGTTTGAAAACTTTTACCAGGATATGTTCTCTTCCTGGTCGGAGGGTCTGGAAATCGACCGGATTAACAATGACCAGGGGTATTCCCCAGAAAATTGCCGTTGGGCTACCCGCAGCCAAAACACGAGGAATACTCGTGCTACAAAACTCTGTGAAGAGGAGGTTCATTATATCCGTGCTATGAAGGGCCAAAAAACCAATAAGGAGCTCGGAGCTGAGTTCGGTATAAGCCCTTCGCATGTTTGCCGTATTCAGAGTCGTGAGAAGTGGCGTGCCTGAGCCTACAGTTATTTGGAGTCCCCAGGAGGGACCACAAACAGCCCTACTGGCCTGCCCAGTATTCGAGGTCTTCTACGGCGGCGCGCGAGGTGGGGGGAAGACCGAATCCTCGATTGGTGACTGGCTCCAGCACTCCTCCCTCTACGGCCAGGACGCTATCGGCATCTTCGTCCGCCGGAAGTTCAAGCAGCTCGCCGAAGTCATCGCGCGAACGAAGCAAATCTTCCCCAAACTCGGGGGGAAGTACAATGAACAAAAAGCCGAATGGCTTATGCCAGGAGGCGCTCGGCTCAAGTTCGTCTATCTCGAACGGGACTCCGATGCTGAAGAGTACCAAGGCCACAACTACACCAGGGTCTACGTGGAGGAAGTCACGAACTTCCCTTCCTCGGGACCGATCGACAAGCTCCGTGCGACGCTGCGTTCAGGCGCTGGTGTCCCGGTCGGAATGCGCCTAACCGGCAACCCCGGAGGCCCAGGCCACAACTGGGTCAAAGCCCGCTATATCGACCCAGACCCGAAAGGGTTCAAGATCATTTCGGAGACCTGCAATGTCGAAATCGACGGGGAAGTCCGCGAAGTCTCCCTTTCCCGGGTCTTCATCCCTTCGAAGCTCGGGGATAATATGCTCCTGCTTCGCAATGACCCTACTTACGTCCTGCGTCTCCGTCAATCTGGGTCCGAAGCTCTCGTCAAGGCCTGGCTCGAAGGAAACTGGGATATCGTCGACGGAGCCTATTTCTCCGAACTTGACGAAGGACTTCACGGTCGGCCTGCAGATATCATCCGCTGGGCCCCTCCTTCAACTGTCCGCTTCCGTGCCTTTGACTGGGGTAGCGCAAAGCCTTTCTCGGTTGGTTGGTGGGCGATCGCGGACGGAACCTGGCCGAAGGGCAACCCTCTCCCCTTCGGAGCCATCTTCCGGTACAAGGAATGGTACGGGGCGAGTGGCATCAACAAGGGCCTCGGTTCCACTGCCGACACCGTTGCAAGAGAAATCCTCAAAATGGAGAAAAACGAGCGTATTCGCTACGCTGTTGCTGATCCTGCTATCTTTATCCGCAACGGTGGGCCTTCTATTGCAGAGAGCATGGCGCAATGCCGCTGGCGCCGAGCGGACAACAAACGTCTCCCAGGATGGGAAGCGGTCCGGCAGCGGCTCCAAGGAGAACCTGTAGAAAGAGAGGTCGAGGGGCAACTCGTCACTTCCAGCCTCCCCATGCTCTACGCGGCCCACGAGTGCGAGGACTTCTGGCGTACCATGCCGACCCTCCAGCACGACGATGACAACGAGGAAGACCTCGACACCGATGGAGAGGATCATATCGCAGATGAAGTCCGATATGCTTGCATGTCCCGTCCATGGAAACCTAAGATCATCACGAAGCCCGAGGGTCTTCGCCTCCCGTCACTCCCGAGCCAGATGACTTTCAACCAGCTCGTTGACCGGAATAAGACCCAACGCCTCCAGAAGGAACTCGATAGTGCGTACTGAAACCGATCCGACGCTGACCGCGGAATCTGGGCTGAAGCTCTACCGAGCCTGGAAGTCCGAGATCGACGATGCACTGACCCGGGAGAAGGCTTACCGCTCCGCCGGGCAGAAGGTCGTGGACCTCTACGAAGCGAAGAAGGGCGACGACACCCCGTTCGCGATCTTGTACTCCAACACCGAGACCCTGGCCCCAGCGGTCTACAACGCTCGGCCAATCCCGATTGTCCAGCGCCGGTTCAAAGACGCTGATCCCCTCGGGAAGGAGATTTCCAACGTCTCTGTTCGGACGCTGAAGTTCCTCATCGACACCGAGAGTCAGGACTATGACGCTTTCGATGACCTGATCCAGGCCTCGGTTCTCAACGGCCTCCTCACCAACCGCGGTCTGACCCGGTTCAAGTTCGTGGCCTCGACTTCCCACCAGTGTGTGTATGGAGAGGACGTTCGCTGGGATAAGTTCTCCCACGGCTATGCCCGGAGCTGGAAGAAGGTCCCCTGGATCTGCTTCGAATGGGATATGAACCCAGACGAGATGAAGATGAACTTCCCAGATGTTCAAGGGATTGATTTCTCCGCCATCCCAGAAGCCACCGAGTCTGACAACACTAAGACCGACAACTCCATGCAAGGGGTGAAACTTGCCAAGGTCTTCGAGGTCTGGGACAAGCGGACGCGGAAGGTCTACTTCTTTTCCCCCGCGTACCCCAAAGGTCCGTTGAAGGTCGTCGAAGACCCCCTACATCTGACTGGTTTCTTCCCGGTCCCTCGGCCACTGAACTTCATGCGGAAGGTCACGACGCTGGTCCCGACCCCGCTGTATGAGCATTACCGGAGCCAGGCCCAGGAACTCAACACTCTGACCCGGCGGTTGAAGGCCATTATCGCTGCGATCAAGTACCGGGGGGCCTACAACGCTGCCGTCGAGGGCATCGAGAAGATGCTCAAGGCCGAGGACAACGAACTCGTCCCCGTCGAGAACGTCCAGTCCATGCCTGATGGTACGAGCATGGATAAGCTCCTCTGGATCGTCCCGATCAATGAGCTGGCTGCGACGGCCCAGCAGCTCTACCAGCAGCGCGAGCAGGTCAAGCAAGTCATCTACGAGATCACTGGGATCAGTGACATTCTCCGAGGGGCCTCGGTGGCTTCCGAAACCGCAACTGCTCAAAACATCAAGAACCAGTGGGGTACCCTCCGACTCAAGAAGATGCAGAAGGAGGTCCAGCGCTACTGCCGCGACGCCCTCGCCATCATCCTCGAAATCGCGTGCAACTGCTTCGATCAGCAGACCTTCATGAAGATGACCGGCGCGCAGTATATGACCGGGCAGCAGAAGGTCGAAATCCAGCAGAAGCTGCAGATGGCCCAGCAGCAAGCCGCGATGCAGGCCCAACTCACCGGCCAGCCTCCGCAACCTCCCCAGGAACCCCCGATCGAAGTCCTCCACATGCTCCAGCTCCCGACTTGGGAAGAGATCATGGGGACGATGAAAGACACCCTGGCAACTCACTACAAGATCGACATTGAGACGAACTCCACCATCGACACTGAGGCCAGCCAGGACAAACAGGACATTGCGGAACTGGTCGGGGCCATGAGCCAGTTCATGACTGGCCTCGGTCCGCTCGTCCAGCAAGGTGCCATGCCGATCGAGGTCGCGAAGGAAGTCCTCCTCGTCATCTGTCGCCGGTTTAACTTCGGCCCGCAGCTGGAAGACGCGATCGGGACGATGAAGCAGCCCCCGGCACCTGATTCCCAGCCCTCGCCGGCGGATCAGGCCAAGCAGCAAGCCATCATGGCACAGGCCCAGATCGACCAGCAAAAGGGCCAGATGGATATGCAAATGCTGCAAATGCAGATGGAGGCGGAGAAGCAGAAACTCCAGATGCAGATGGAACTCGACCAGATGGAGCTGGAGATCAAGAAACAGGAACTCCAACTGCAAGAGCGCGCCTTGGGCATGAAACTCCAGGTCCAGACCGTCAGCCACCAGCAGAAGTTGCAGACACTGGCGATGCAGAAGGAAGCCTCGGAGACGAAAGCCCACGAGGCAAAGGAAAAGGAGACGGACTGATGGGCAGATCACCACAACTGACTGCTGAGAGGTTACAGACCTTTTGGAACAAGATTGTTAAGACGGAGACTTGTTGGTACTGGCAGGGTTGTGTTTCCGGGGCAAATCGTGGATCTTTTATGCTTGATGGTAAGCGTTACGTTCCAACAGAAGTAATGCTGATGCTGCACGGGCAGTTTCGGGAAGGGGGTCTTATGATCCTACATACCTGCGACCATGGCGCTTGCGTTAACCCAGATCATTTGTACTGGGGGACACAATTTGATAACATGCGCGACAGGAATGAGAGACATCCAGGGTGGAAGTGGGGAGAACGCAAAACTCTAACAAAGAAGGAGAAGCTCCGTGCCGCTGTACGACCTTCGATGTGACAATGGTCACGTCTTTGAACGGATGATCCCTCTAGCTAATTTCGACGACTTGGTATTCTGCACTTGCACTGCCCCGGCAACCCGCCTCATATCTCGGCCTATGTTCATGGTTGAAGACATTGGCTACACCTGCCCGGTCACAGATCGGTGGATTGGCTCGCGTCGGGAGCATTCGGATAACCTCGCCCGCCAGGGCTGCCGAGTCCTCGAAACCGGAGAGACCCAAGCCGCTGCCCAGTACCGCCGGGCCGCTGATGCCGAACTCGACCGGAAACTCGACGCGACTGTCGAGAAGACCATCGACTCCCTCCCTTCCGACAAGAAGGAATCCCTCTTCAACGAACTAACTCGGTTCGGCGCAACTGCCGAAGTAGTTCGGAAATAAAGGACCCCTGCCATGGCTACTCAACCCCAGATCGACGAAGATGATTTCGACACCACTTCGGCACTAGCCGATATTTCCGCCGACCTCTTCGGGCAGGGGGGGAGCGACGGGGAAACTGTGGTGACGAACGGGGAGGCGGAGAAGGTTCCGGCAGAGCCGAGTGTCGTTGAACCAGCTCCGTCTCCCACTGAAGACAAGCCCGAAGCCGAGACCACGGAAGAGGTCCAGGCCACCGGCGCCCCGAAGACCTGGACGAAGGAAGCCCTCTCCGAATGGGCGACGATCTCCCCCCGGGCGCAGCAGGAAATCCTGAAGCGGGAAGAGGACTTCCTCAAGGGCATCACCCAATACAAGGGAGCAGCGGAAGTTGGCCAGCGCTATGATGCGGTTATTGAGCCGTACCGTCCAGCGCTCCAGGCTGAGAACATCGACCCAGTTCAGCTCTTCCAATCCTTCGCCGCGAACCACTATCTCCTGTCCCGAGGAACCCCTGAACAAAAGCTCGACCTTGCCGCGAGTTTGATCTCTGGCTATGGTATCGACCCAACGGATCTGATCATCCGAATGGGTGAAGCCGCCAATGCCGACCCTCGCATTGCGCAGCTCGAAGCTGAGAACCGTGAACTCCGTCAGGTCAAAGCCTCCGTTGAGGAGCAGCAACGCACTGCCACCCTCTCGAAGATCAACGAAGAGATCGTCTCCTTCGCCGCGGACCCGACGAAACCCTTTTTCAACGATCTGGTCGACGACATCGCCCAGCTCTTTGCAAACGGACAGGCCAAAGACCTGTCTGAGGCTTACGAAAAAGCCGTCTACCTGAACCCTACCACCCGGCAGAAAGAACTGGACCGGCTCACAGCCGAACGCCTCCAGTCCCAGACTGCCGAGGAACAGGCGAAACAGGCCAGGCTCGCTGCTTCCCAAGCCGCCAACATAACGTCTCACCAAAAGCCTGGAAACGGAACGGTTCCCCTTGGCTCGATGGATGACACGCTCGCCGAAACCATGGCCCGGATTTCATCCCGCGCCTAAACACTTGAAAGGTACGAACTATGGCAACTCCGAGTTCCACCTTCACCGAGCTGGTCGCCACCACCTGGCGGAACCATGCCTCCGACGTGAAGGACAACATCTCGCGGAACAATGCGCTTTACAATCGCATCGCGACCAAGGGGCAAATCCGCCTCGAAGACGGTGGTCTGACCATCGCCCAGCCGCTGGACTACAACTCGAACGGGACGTACCAGCGGTACTCCGGTTACGATATCCTGAACATCCAGCAGTCCGACGTCATCACGGCGGCGGAATTCCAGTGGCGCCAGATCGCCCTGAACGTCGTGGCTTCGGGTCTGGAACTCCGCACGAACTCCGGTTCCAGCGCGATCGTGAAGCTCGCCAAGGCCCGGATCAAGAACGCCATGCGGACGTTCAAGAACAACTTCTCCTACGATCTGTACTCGGACGGGACCCTTCCGAACCAGATCGGTGGTCTGCAAGCCCTCGTCTCTGACACCGGCACGGGTGTCGTCGGCGGGATCGACTCGTCGACCTGGAGCTTCTGGGCCTCGGCGGTCCAGTCGGCTGCGGCTCCGCTCCAGGGTGGTGGCGCTGTCACCCCCTCGGCCACGACCATCGAGACGAGCCTGATGCTGCCCCTGTGGCTGAACCAGGTCCGTGGTGATGACAAGCCCGATCTGATCGTTTCGTCGAACGACTACTTCTCGTTCTATGAAGCCAGCCAGGTCTCGTTCAAGCGCTACACCGCTGACAACGGTTCCGGCGACGCGAACGGCGGCTTCACCAGCCTGAAGTACAAGTCCGCCGATGTGATCTTCGACGGCGGCAGCGGCATCCCCGCTGCTCACATGTACTTCCTCAACACCGACTACATCGACTTGGTTGTCCACAAGGACGCCAACCTCTCGGTGCAGGATCAGATGCAGCCGTACAACCAGGACGCGACTGTCATCCCGGTGCTCTGGATGGGCAACATGGTCGTCACCAATCGCCGGCTGCAGGCCGTTCTCAAGGCCTGATGAGGGTCAATTCCCCGGGGGTTTGAGAATTATAATCCCCGGGGATTTCGAAAGGAAGCTTCAATGGCATACAGCCTGATCAATGGGCCGGTGGGCAATCCCCAGCTGACCCCCTACAACCTCCCGGACAGCACGGCTCGCCTGCTTCCGGGCCTCATCGTCGATGCCGTCGATCCCTACTGGGGTGGTGGTGAGTTCATGTACGTCAAGGCCAACGGTTCGATCCGTCAGTTCGGCCTTGTCGTCATCACTCAGACCATTGCCAGCGGACAGGTGGTGTACAATGCGACTGAAGTCCCGAACACCGCCGGCCTGGGCCGGACTCTCGGTGTCGCCATGGTTCCGGCGAGTTCGGGCAACTTCCTCTGGGTCCAGATCGGCGGGGTTGTTCCTGTCAACTGCTCGGCCTCGGTTGCTGCGGATACCACCTTCGCCATCGCCGCAGCCGGCCAGGGCGGTGCCTTGGGCAACGGCAAGCAGGTCCTCAACGCTCGCGTCATCATCGCGGCGACTCAGACCGTTGCCAAGACCAACTGCGTCAACAACTCGGGGAGCACCCAGCTCCGCGTGTCGAACGCTGACGGCTGGTTTGCCGGGGCGTATCTGTCGGGGACGGGCGTTGCCTCAGGCGCTACCGTCACGGACATCGACCCCAGCGGCACCCTCGTTACCATGTCGGCGGTTTCGACCGCTGCTATCTCGGGGACCGTCACTGCGACGTACAACAATGCGACGGTGTACTACAACATCGCTCACATCAACCGTCCCTTCGCTCAGGGTCAGATCGTCTGACCTATGAGTAAAGGACTCCCCAGGGGCTTCCTCACCCTAGCCCCTGGGGAGTTTCTACCCTCCCTGCCAAGCGAGATTTACCATGGCTGACCCGCATCCCCCGTATGTTATCTTCGAGACTCGTGCTGTCGAAGATCGAACTGCTTCCATCGAAACCGGGCACTATGTGTCCAAGGACGTCATCTACGCCATCATCACCCCGGCGGGCAGTAAAGACCGGGTGGAGAAGGTCGCGGAGGACTGGATCAAGGACATGGAGGAAGGTGTCCGCCAGGAGCGCATCCCCGCTGCCTGGGTGGATATCTACAAGTCCGGGCTGAAGGCCTGGGAGAAGAACCACGAGAACCCCGAGATTGGAACACCAGTCCGTGAGTGGCCTGTCGCCTCCCCGGCGCAGGTCAAGATGCTGCTGGACTGTGGTATCGTGAGCGTGGAGCAGGTCGCCGAAATGACCGAAGAAGCCCTGGGTCGCCTCGGCATGGGCGGTCGAGCGCTGAAGTCCAAGGCTGAAGCCTGGCTCGAAGCCGCAAAGGGCACCGGGGTCTCCGCCAGTGAGATCGAAGCTCTCCGCCAGGCCAACACCGACTTCGAAGCTCGAGCAAAGTCCGCCGAGGAGGCTCTGAAGCTCCTCCAGACCCAGATGAAGAACCTCGAAACCCGGCTTGCTGCGGCGGACGGGACTCGGAAGTAAGGAACTCTCATGTCCGTTCTCAGCCTCGTTCAGGATCACTGCCGCATCCATGCGCTGAACATTCCGTCGATCGTGGTGAGCAGCCTCGATGCGACGGTTCAGCAGCTCTTCGGGATCTTGAACGAGCTGCTGGACGAAATGGTGAACGAGTCGAAGTTCAACGTCACGACGGAAGAGGCGATCTTCACCTCGATCGCAGACGAGGATCAGGGAGCGATCCAGACCTTGGCTCCGAATGGGTATCAGTTCGCATACTTCGAGACGTTCTTCGATCGGACCCTTCGCCGGCCGCTGTATGGCCCACTGGATGAGACGGAGTGGCAGCAGATCAAAGCCCTCCCGAACCCGGGGCCGTTTTATAAGTTTCGGATCAGGGGGGATCACCTCCTGATCAACCCGGCTCCGACGACTCCGTTCAGCACCATTGCGTTCGAGTATGCGAGTTCCTGGGCAGTGACGGACTCGGCAGGGGTAGCGAAGGCTGCCGTCACTGCCGACACGGATCTGTTCCGGTTCCCTGAGCGCATCCTCCGTAAGGGTCTGGCGTTCTACTGGAAGCGGATCAAAGGTCTGCCGTACCAAGCCGATGAGACGCAGTACTATAATCTCCTGAACAACTACATCGCCCGGGATAAGGTCAAAGCCCGGATCAATGTCGCCGAGGGGACTCCGGCGACCATCAAGCCCGGGGTGTTTGTTCCCTCGGGCAACTGGATGCAGTGAGATGAGAGGCCCGCCAGTCCGATCCCCCCGCTCCGGCGCTCGCCCAATCCCCCAGGACGAGGCGGTGGGCCGTCAGACCACCATCCCTTCTCCCTACGAAGGCTGGAACGCCAACGGCAACCTCTCCAATATGCGACCACTCCAGGCCGTGGCAATGGATAACGTCTTCCCAGACGTCACCAACGTCATGCTGCGGAAGGGGTCAGATACCTGGATCAGTGGCCTCTCGGATTCAATCAAGTCCCTCCACGGTTGGGAAGGGACTGGGGGGTATAAACTCTTTGCCTCCACGAATGTTGGGGTTTACAACGCCTCGACCAGCGGGACTTTCGGGGCTGCGGACATTGCCTGCACCTCCGGGGATTGGATCAGCACGAACTTCGCCAACTCGGGGGGTTCTTTCCTCATCATGGTGAACGGCACGGACTCGCTGCTGAAGTACGACGGGACGAGTTGGGCAGCCCTCACCGGGGTTTCGGTTCCGGCGATTACTGGCGTCGCCACCAACACCTTGTCCTACGTCTCCCTGCACAAAAAGCGCCTATGGTTCGTGGAGGAAGGCTCCATGAGCCTGTGGTACCTCCCGACAGATTCCTTTGCCGGGGCTGCTGTGGAGTTCCCGGTTGGAGCGCTGTTCAAACTCGGTGGGAAGCTCGTTGCGACGGGGTCCTGGACGCTGGACAACGGCTCTGGGGCCGATGACTACTTCGTCGCGATTACCTCCGCTGGGGAAGCCGCGGTGTATAAGGGCACCGATCCGGCAGATGCGACTGCTTGGGGCCTCGTCGGGGTTTATGAGATTGGAAGGCCGGTGGGCCGCCGACCTCTCTCGGACTTCGGCGGGGACCTGGTCTATCTGTCCGAGAACGGGCTGTTCCCCTTGTCGAAGTTCCTCCAGTCCACGATCGTCGATCGGACCTCGGCTCTGAGCTTCCTCGTCCAGGGGGCCTATCTTCCGATGGTGTCTGCGTATAAGGACGTGGCTGGCTGGTGCGTTGGGGTATTCCGTGGAGGAAACTTCCTCTACATCAACCTACCTTATAGCGAAGATACCTACTCCACGCAGTTCGTCATGAACCTGACAACGAAGGCTTGGTGTCGGTTCACGAACTGGAACGCTTCCTGTTTCCTCGGGGTTGGCGGGAAGCTTTTCTATGCCTGCGCTGGGGTGGTGTATCAAGCTTGGACAGGGACCTCCGACTCTGGGGTTGCGGTCCAAGGAGACGTGATCCAAGCTTACAACCAGTTCGGAATGCCGGCGGAGAAGCAGATCACCCTCGTTCGCCCGCATCTAGCGTTCGAAGGCAACATGACGATCCAGTACTCGATCGACACGGACTTCCGGGCGTATGATAGCAGTTCCCAGCTGACCTACGTCACGAACGGCGCTGTAGGTATCTGGGACTCCGGGGACTGGGACCAGTGCGTGTGGTCCCTCGGGGTTGCTCCGATCAAGCCGACCTGGATGACCGTGACTTGCGACCTTGGCTTCCTCCACGCCTTCCGTATTCGGATCATTTCCAGCACTGCCTCTGCCGAGTGGGCCGCGACGAATTACCTCTTCATCCCTGGCGGAACTCTGTGAAGAAAGTCCTCGCCAATTGTGATAACCTCTTCGGGCCCTGGATTGCCCAGAAGCTTGGTTTCAATTGGTTCGACGGACGGGGCTCGACCATCGGGCTTATGGATATGAAGACCGGCCCAGTGGCCGCGGTGCTTTTCGAGGGCTTCAACGGCGCGAGTGTCATGGTTCACCTCGCCAGCCTCCGCCGCGATTGGCTAAATCGTGAGTTCCTCTGGTACGTTTGCCACTACCCATTCGAAGAACTCGGTGTTACCAAAGTCCTCGCACCGATTGAGAGCGATAACCTCGACTCAATCCGCTGGACCGAACATTTCGGATTTACCCTAGAGGCTACCCTCAAGGATGCCGCCCCGAAAGGGGATTTGCTGATTTATTCGATCACGAAGGATCAGTGTAAATGGCTTCAACTAAGGGAAAAGTATCGTGGGAAAACCCAGCGCTCCGGCAGCACCTGACTACGCAGCAGCGGCGGATAAGCAAGGCGTTGCGAACGTCAACTCTGCGGTTGCTACAAGCCGGCTGAACCAGGCGAACCAAGTCGGACCTTATGGCTCGTTGAAATACAGCTATGGGACGCAGGAAGATGGCGGCGGATACACTGACCCACAGACTGGGCAGTGGATTCCCCAAGTCACTGCAACCACGACCCTCGACCCGGCACAGCAGCGGCTGCTGGATCAGAACAACACCATTTCCGGGGATTTGAACGACCTGGCGCTGAAAGGCATCGGGTACGTCGGGCAGGCTTCGGCCAATCCCATGCGGGCAGACCAGTTCGGGAAACTGAACAACGGTCTGGCTCTAGCGCCAGATGCCTCGGCTCTGAGGGACAAGATCACCTCGGCGTACATGGACCGGCTGCAGCCCTATCTGGACCACGACAAGGCCTCGCTGAACACCCAGCTGGCGAACCAGGGCATTCAAGTCGGCTCGGATGCTTATGGGCATAGTCAGGAGATCTTGAACAAAGCCCAGAACGACCAACGGACTTCGGCGCTGCTTGCCGGGGATCAGGAGCAGCAGAACGTCTTCAATCGTGGGCTGGCGAGTGCGCAGTTCCAGAACCAGGCGCAACAACAGGCGGTTCAGGAAGCGGATTACTTCAAGAACCAGCCGCTGAATATGCTCAATGCACTGCGGTCTGGGAACCAAGTCACGACACCTCAGTTCGGGAACGTGACTGCTGGGGCGCAGATCGGGGCGGCTCCGGTCTACCAAGCCACGAATGACCAGTACAACGCGGCGCTGAAGCAGTATCAGGCTGAAATGGCTGCGAACCCATTGAATGCTGCTCTGGGGGCGATTGGCACGATTGGGGCCAGCGCTGTGACGAAGTTCTCCGACCGGAGGCTGAAGGAGAATATCCAGCTCCTCGCAGTTCGGGATGATGGGCTTGGGATTTACTCCTACAACTACCTCTGGGGTGAACCCTCCGTCGGCGTCATGGCGGATGAAGTTGCGGGGATCAAGCCTGAAGCCCTCGGGCCGGTGGTTCTCGGGTATCAAACTGTCAACTACGGAGCATTGTGATGGCTGCCGCTCTTCCAACCGTCAACATCACGCCGAAGAAGTGGGCGAAGCCGACGGGGTTCGAAGCCCAGACGGCCGAGGCACTGATGCGGCAGAAACTAGCCGAAACGATGCTCGGCCAGGCGCTGACACAGCACGATGATTACAAATCCTGGCTACAACCCGTCGCACAGATCTTCCAAGCTTGGGCTGGAAAGTCCATGGAGAAGGACGCGACGAAGCAGCAGGCGGATATCTTGGCGCAACAGACTGCGGCATATCGAGACTCCCAGGCGGAATTGGCCAAGGATCTCCAGGGAGGAATGTCGTCGACGGAACTCTGGTCGAAGTACGGAAGCAATCCACTCCTGGAAGAGGATCTGAAACCTGTCGTGGCCGGGATCACCCGGCAGCAGCAGCAGAACAACACCTGGATGATGGATGGGCCTTACCATGTTCGTGGCTCGGACCTTCAATCCGGGCAGATGAAGGCCCCGGATTACCAGAGCGATACTCTCGTTCCCGACGAGGCCGGGCAGAACTTGGTCCTGAATGGGCCGGCGATTGCGGGGAAGGTGGCGGCCCAGGGCCTCCCCCTGGCCGATGAAAAGGGAACACCTCTTTATCAGACTTCCCGCCCGCTGCCGAGTTACGACAGTATCCGGCAGGCTATGCAGAGTCAGCTGGCCCCTCAAGGCTCACAGCAGATCCTGGAAGGCGCTCGGCAAGAAGGCCGAGCGATCAGGGGGGCGACTACGGCTGCGCCGATCTACGATCACGCGACTGGAAGGACTTACTACAACATCAACGGTCGGATCTTCGACAACCCGGAGGGCAAGTGAATGCCTGAAATCACTGATCCAGCAGTCCTTGCTCGGTTGAAGGTTCAGCCTCCGGCCCCTCAAGTTCAGCCACAACCTTTTCCGGGTGCCGTCCCTATGCAGGGGAACCCTGCACGCGTCCAGGCACATCAGCAGGCGCAGGACGGGCTGGATATCCGTCGTAATCAGGATACCCGAGCCGCTGAGGAGCTTGACCTTGCGCGTCGCCGGGAGGCGATTGCACAGCAGGAAGCTGACTTCAAGGCCAAGAACCGCGCGGCGAACCAGGGGGTGGATGCTTCTGCCCAGGCCGAAACTGCCGCTGGCCATGCCATCTCGTTGATGACGAACCTGAAGATCATCCAGGAAGCGGTGAGGAAGGACCCGAAGGCGGAACAACCCGGAATGGCCGAGGCGCTGTTTGGGGATAAGGTCCCTTCGCAGTACAAGGGAGCCTTGCAATCCTCACAGCGGCAGGTCGTGGAGCAATCCTATGGGCCGATCTTGGAGTCTACAATTTATCTTGCCACTGGTGCAGCAGCCCAAGCGGATCAGGTCAAGCGCCTGGCAGCCGGTCTGGTGCCCACGGCTTCGGATGACGCCCCGGCGAAGCGGGCGAAGGCCATTCGACTGGCGGCAGAGATTCAAAAGGCTCGGTCGATCGCGGGGCCGGCGAATGTCAAGGTTCAGGAAGCTCTCAGCAATCTGGAGCAGGCGTTCCCCCAGATGTATGGAGTTGGTGCCGGGGGCTTGTCCGCTGAACCCGATGCCCCGGAGCAAGGGTATAAGCTCTCTGGAACGAAGAAGGTCATCCCCTATCCGGAAGGGTACGAAGCCAAGGTCATCGGGGCAATCAATTCCGTTCCGGTTGGGAAACTGACCAAGGATATGTATCTCTACGTCCGGCGTCAGGCGGATAAGGAAGCGGGCTTCAACGTCGATCCGCAGTATGACTATGGCGCAGATCGGGTTGTGGCGGATTTCAATGCTGGGCACAAGCTCACGGGCCTGCAACCGATGGAGCGTCAGCTTGAGGGTATGGGGCAGATGGCTGCCGATGCCGCTAAGTCCCCCGTTGGCACCTTCTTGATGAACGCTGGTAATGCTGGGTCGGCGGGCCTACCGGCTCTCTTCGCTGGTCGGGAAGGGCGCTTTGCCAAAGACCTCGCGGATGAAGAGAACCCGAAGTCGGCTCTGGCTGGGGATATCCTCGGGTCGTTGGCCCCGACGGCAGGGGTGGAAGGGGCCTTGACTCGGGCAGGCATGGGCAAGGTCGGAGCGGACGTAGCGGCGAATGCGGCTTACGGGGGGGTGAAAGGGTTCAACGAAGCCAACCCGGAGGATGCCCTGGGAGCTGGCCTGGAGGGTGTGGCATTTGGTGGCGGGGCGAGCCTTCTCGGTCGGGGGGCGATCAAAGGCGCACGAGGGTTCCTCGCCCCCGAAACAGATCAAGCTATCCAGGACTTGCTCCATTCGAAGGGATTTGACCTCCCCTCTCCTCGGGAAGATAACCTTGCAGCCCTGCCCGTGGAACTCCAGGGACTGGACGAAGCCGGACTTCGAAAGGTTCAGGCAAAGGCCCAACAGCATCTCACGCTGAATGAGTCCCTGCGTGCCCAGAATGCGGCCAAGGAAGCTGAAATCGAAGCCGCCAACCGCAACGCCAAGGCGAACTATGCCTTGGACGAGCGGAATGCCGAGGGTTCGATGGAGGCCCTTCGAGGGAAGCAGGACGCGGCAATCGCAGCGATCGCGGAGAAGAACAAAGCGGCCCAGCAGGGTCTCCTTTCCGCTCGGGGCTTTGGGAAGGCCTCAATCGAAGCCCAGCAAAAGCTCCTCCAAATAGGGGAAGAGAACTTCCCGACAACTCGGGAGGGTATCCTTCGGAAACACCCGGAGCTGGAGAAACTCGCGCCGAAGGCTGAGCCGGCAGAGCCTATCTTGGCAAATCCGAAGCTGAAGCAAAGCCCCTATGAGCCGGACGATGTTCTGCAATCCCGCATTGCACTGATCGAGAAGCATCTGGGTCTGGATAACACTGGCGGGAAGGCCGAAATCCCCCCAGTCGACCTAACGACATTCCAGCGGGCTGGTCTCGGCCATTTGGAGGGTCTGCTCCAAGACATTCCGGGTGTCCGGGGGGTTCGGGAAGGAACTTTCCAGCAATGGTCGAAGAAGAAGGCCGCAGAGGTTCTGGCACTGATCGGAAAGACCGTTCCGGATAACGTCAAACCTGGGTTTGAAATGAACGATCATGTTCATAAGGCACTGACGGAAGGGTATGAAACTCTGCGTCCCCATGTCCAAGGGGTTGTGAGTAAGGAGTTCACCGGGAAGGTCAAGGCGCTGCGAGATCTCTTCCTCGGGGAGACTCAGAACCTCGGCCAGGGGCTTGACGACCGCATTGCTATCTGGGGGAATATCCAGAATGCCCTGGACTACCTGACTAAGGGTGGGAAGTTCGACGGCGAGGGTTATCGGCAGTTTAACGAAGAACTCCGAACTGTCATGCGGAGCCTTGGAGCAAAGGGTGATAACGAAACCCAGACAGTCGCGGAGCAGAAGGCTTTGCGGATCGTCGAGGAGCTTGGCCGGGAGGCTGATAACCTCGTGGCGAAGAACAACCCGGCGGCTGGGGCGAGGTTGAAGAACCTGAATAAAGCCTATGCCCGGCAGCTTCGGCTGGACGTGGCCTCGGGTACTGGGCCATCAGTGGCGGCAGAAGGGGTGCCTTCGCCGAAGGAATACATCTCCGGTATCCGTCGCATGTCGCCGGCTGAGCGAGACGCCGGGGTTCCGAGGGACTTTTCCCGAGGGAAGGCTCTGGATCAGAAACCCGCAATGGACGCGGAGAGGACACTTGGTGACCGCCCGAACCGGGAAGGCTCGCTTCGCGGTGTGGGTCTGGCTACGGCTGCGGCAGCGACAGGTCTCGGCGGAGCGGCTGCGGGGGTGACCGGGGCCTTGACTGTCCCGGCGTTGCTGGGAACTGCCGGCATCCTCTCCTATACCCCGGGGATCAAGCGCATCACCCAGGCCATGATCGACGGGAAGATCGGCTCGACGGCTGATGATATCCTGGCCAATATCCGCCATGATCCGGAGCTGAAGAAGGCCGGAGCCAAGCTCCCCTCCGCAGCCTTGAAGAACCTTGTCACCCAGTACCTTCGCGCGAAAGCCCAGGAGAAGTAACAATGCCTTTTGACGGTTCTGGGGCTTATTCCCCTCCGAGTCCTCCGACGTTCCCGGCAGTGTCTGGGAACACGATCAGTTCGACGTACTTCAACGCGACGGTGAATGATCTGGCGAATGCTCTGAGCACGGCATTGTGCCGGGATGGGCAGTCGACAGTCACGGCAGATATTTCGCTGAACGCGCATAAGCTGATCGAGGTGGCTGATCCGACGAACCCCCAGGACGCTGCGACGAAGTTCTACGTCGATGCCGAGATCGACACGGTGGACGCAGCCATTGCGGCGATTACCGCGAACTATGCGAAGCTGACGCTGACGGTGCGGAATGCTTATACCTTGGCGGCATCGGGGTCGATTCCAGTCGATACGACGGATCTGTTCTACGGGCTGGCGTCAAACATTCGGCTAACTTCTGATGCAGCGGTCTCGACGGCAAGTCCCGGGGATCAGATCCCTTCGGCTTCGAACGTCTCGCACTACTTCGGCGGGGCGACGGTGAACGATGGGCGGAATGCGCTGTCGGCCCACCTGCACATGACCGGAGCGACCAGCGCAACAAACGCCTATCGGTACTATGCGGCTGGATACTTCGTGGCCGATACGGCTTACAACGACGGCGGGGTCTTGGGGACTCCGGCAGGGACGCTCTATGGCCTCGGGGCTGTGTCGTGGTTGAAGCCCGGAGCGACTTACTGGCGGGCGTCGATCGGCCTGGAGTCGAATGTCTGCGTCGAAGCGACTGTGACGGCTCCGTTGATCGTGTCGCCGTTGGTGTCTCTTCCCTGGCCGGATCACGCGGTCCATGGGACGCTGGTGGACGCCGGTCTCTGGGTCTCGACTGGTTCGACGACCGGGTTCCTGAACGGCCTCCAGATCGACGACAACGGTGGGCACTTCCCGATCGAAACCACCGGGACCGTGATGAAGGTCACTGGGGCCGGCACGCCGACAGTAAGCCAGGGGATTGACCTCTCCGGCATTTCGATCACGAACTTCATGCTCCGGGGCAATGGCGTGGTTTCGACTACCTCCACGTCATCAGCAACGTCTGTGACCACCGGTGCGGTACGTGTCGGCGGTGGGGTGGGCGTGGCGGGGAATATCGCCTACGGGGGGCTGGAAATCACCCTATCCAAAACCGTTGTGGCCCCCGCCGATGGTGCAACGGTAACGCTCGGTGCGACTACCTCCAGGACGATCATCAACCCCGTCGGTGCCCTCGCCGCCCTGACCGTGGCCCTCCCCACCGCCGTTGCCGATGGCGACCTGCGCCATATCTGCTTTACAAAGGCGATCACGACACTAACCTGGACCGGGACGACCTCAGGGTTCCCGGGAACAATCGCAGCGAATACTGTCATTCGGGCGATCTGGGATACTGGGACGTCGACCTGGTTCTTGGCTTAATCACAGGAGTTTTTATGTCTTTCGGTGTGGTCCCTACGAAGACCCTGGACGGGGTGTATGCGTATCTGATGCAGCGGCCGATGGTCGAGGTCGAGGCGCTGGTCGTGAGCCTTCGACAGGACACGAAGGAGTACGAGGTGTTCAAGAAGCTGACGGAGAAGCCTGAAGCTGTGGAGGAAGACGAGGTTCCCACCCCTCCACACCGTGCCCGCAAGCGGACCACCGCTGATATCTGACCTGTCCCTGGGGGGAACTCTCAATGTCTGACTATCCATTCAACTCTCAGGAACTCGTGCCGTATATCTGGACCGGAGGTGCTGGTATGCTAGGGAGGCTGATGTACCGAGCGAAGCTGGCCCAGTCCGGGCAGGTGAAGCCTCTGGACTGGGCCGTTTTCTGGGATGTGTGCATCGCCCTGGGCATGGGGTGGATGGCGCTTGGGATTTGTACCTGGTTCGAGTTCCCCCCGGCAATGACGAGTTCAGCGGCGATCCTAGCAGCGTACCTCGGGCCGTATGGGCTGGACCTGCTTTTCGTCCGCTGGGTCGAGACGAAGTTCAACAAGACTGGAAAGGAGACCCCCGATGGGAAGAGCGGTTCATGAACTTCTCCCGACGGTGCAAGTCGCGGCGAACGAGGCTTTGGCGGAGTGCAAGCGGCTGGGGATCGACACCCTGGTGACCTGCACTTACCGGACCGGGGAAGAGCAGGCGGAGCTGTACGCCCAGGGCCGGACGAAACCGGGGAAGATTGTCACCCGGGCGAAACCCGGGCAGAGCTTTCACCAGTATCGGGTGGCGCTGGATGTGTACGTGGTCGAGGCCGGGAAGATTGATTGGTCCGGCACCAGTCCGAAGTGGCGGAAGATGGCGGATATCTTCATCTCCCATGGGTTTGAGTGGTCCGGGGCCTGGAAGCGGTTCAAAGAACTCCCGCACTTCCAGATGACTGGAGGACACCCGCTGGGTTATTTCCAAGCCGGCGGGAAAATCTGAAGAAGGAGAATGGAAATGTTTAGCGGATACAAGACTTACATAGTCGCCGGGCTGGCGATCCTGACTGCCGTTGGGCAGTATCTGTCTGGTGATGCGAGTCTGTCGGAGGCGATCCAGCTGGCGGTCACGGCGGTGCTCGGGGTGACGCTGCGGCAGGGGATTGCGAAAGTCTGAAAATTCGGAAATTCAAAGATTTGAAACCCCCGGGGATTACGGTTTAATAATCCCCGGGGGTTTTCTTATGCCTCGGGCTTAGACCCTGTAGCCAATGCCGCCGGGCCTGGAAGCAGGGTCATCTCGGTGCCTTGTTGGCGGAGGATGAGGTACCCGGTGCGGACAGCTCCGGTGATGACGGCTTCGAAGTCCTGCATCTTCGGGAAGTGGGAGTGGACGAAGCGATAGGCCTCGGAGTACGGGCACCCGCCGCGCTTGACGACGTACCAGATCAGACGCTCGGCGTAGACAGCATCCTCGGACTTGCCGATCTTGGAGAAGACGAACTGCATGTCGGGTTCGAGGTCGGTAATCATCTGGTGGGCGATGGCGAGGTGCTCGGCTTCGATGAACATGCGATCGGATTCAGCAGCGGCGAGGATCATGGCGAGTTTGTGGATATGGGTCTGCTTGCGTGCGAGGTAGCCACCGAAGCGTTCGTCGTCGAGGTGGATGTGCTTGGCGGAGTAGTGGGCTTCATACCAGTCATTCCCCCATTTGAGGGCTGCTGGGGTCAGGCGGTAGGGACCGGTCAGGATCGAGATGAAGGACAGATCCTCGACGAGGTTCTGGGCGATTTGCCGCATGTTGTCGGGGACGTGCTGGCCTGGGTAGGCCACGTACTTCGCCTTTTTGTCGGCGTAGACAAAGACGCAGCGGGAGGTAAATCCCCCACCGATCATATACTCAGGAAAATTACCCGCGATCCAAGCTGGAGTCGTGCAGGCGATGAGGTTGATCCAGGGGTTCTCCACGATATCACAACCAGAGCCTTTAGTTTTCTTTTCGAATGATCCTTGCTTCCCGTCCCAAAGGGAGACCAGGAGATCCACCATCTCCACGTCCTTAGGGTTAAGAAGGTTTCCAAACTCGGACGACTCAATGGTGAGGGCAGACATGGCATGGAACTCTCCTTCGTACTCGTAGGACATAGTGGACTCGGCGAAGCCAGTGACGAGGGCTTGCCAGGTCACGACGTCTGGGCCGAACTTTATATCCGGGACCTTTTTGAGCAGAGACATGCCGATGGAAGCGGTCGTGGACTTAGACACGATGCCGGGTGGAGCGACCAAGATCACGTAGAAGTTCGGATACCACTTGAAATACGCCATGTCTACCCAGACGCGTCGGCGAAGTGCCCCGGCGATGGTAGAGACGGCGGTCCAGAAGTGCATGTGCTTCGGAGCCTCGGAGAAGGACGCGTAGTCCATGAATGCCGAGATCCAGTTATCAAAATGCCGACGAGCCATTAGCCGCAGCTCCCCCAAGAGTGTTCACTCGTCACGATCCCCACCGGGATGGTTAGGGGTTCGGCATAAGGTAGCGGAACAGAGCAGTGGTTAACAATCTTATCGACACTTTCGTCGCGAAGGTGTGTGGGAAACTGCCCTGCGAGGGAGTCGTGAACCTGAAGGAGAACTTGAATTTGTTCTTCGTTATCATGGATATTTCGATAGCCTCGATTGATGAGACAGGCAACGGTAGATTGAGGGATTGAAGCAACAGCTTGGTTAAAGATGGTGCCTTCCATTCGATCGAAGAACCAGATGCGGTAGCCGAAGACATTTTCGACATAGCGATCAGACCTGAGACGAGAGCAGAGAGCGTCTTGCCAAGTTCTGATTTCCGGGAAATGCTCATAATACCACTTCTGGATTTTTTCTGTCTCAGCAACATCGAGGCCAATTCGTCCGGCCAGACCTGCTGGAGTCCCGAGGTAGTTTGTGCCATGACAGAGGGCTTTGAATAGCTTGTAGGAAGGGTGGTGTTTGGTGATAGTTGGGTCACGATAGTATTCCTTAGCGACTTCGACGTAGGGCTTGAGACCTTCGGCGAACATTTGTTTCATCTCAACGCAGTCTGACTCCCAGACAACGATGCGGAGGTCGGCCGAGTCGAGATCGATGTCGAAGAAGGTCATGCCCGGGTCAGGGATGAAGAGCTTGCGGATGTTGGGAAGAGCCTGATGGGCGAGGACGGTGGAGGAGGTCATCAATCGTCTCCTTTTGGAATGTTTTGCAGGTTCATGCCCGAGCCAAAGGCGTTTTCAGAACTGCTAAAACGGTAGGTTTCCGTTCCGGCGATGTTGAAGGAACACCTCATGCGCTGGTCGTGGTCGACCGGGGCTTCGAGGAAGGTCGAGCGGAAGACCCCGAGGCTTCGGAGTTCCCGGATAACGTCACAGAGGGGCTTGAGAAGCGGTTCGCGGGTAGCAATGGTTTCCAAAGCCGAGTCGTCGGTAGTGACCGAGGCGCCGTTCTTGCTCCGCTTTTTGACCTCTTTCTGCCCCAGGAGCCGGTAGAACGTATCCTGCATTTGCTTCGGGGATCGGATATTCAGAGGGAAACCGAGGAGGTCGGTGAGCCAGGCCTCTCGGGATTGAATGGCGGAATGGAGTTCGGCTGAGAGTTCGGCCTTCCGTTCATTGTCGGTTCGGATGCCAGTGATCATGGTCTGGAGAACGGGGTAGAACAGGGATTGTTGGAAGTCATGGACTTCCCGGAGTTCGGGCCAGGTGGTGGCAGTGAAAGCGTCGATGGCGGATTGCTGGGCCTCGTCGATTTCGTAAGTGACGACACAGTCTTTGCAGTTGTATATCCAGAGCTGGCGTTCTCCGAGTTTCGGGTCCCAGTTTTTAGACTCGTCCTTCCAGTAGACATGGAAGTCTGTGTACATGGAGGAGAGGAAATCGAGGCCCTTTTGCATGGAAGAGAACATGGAGTGCTGGGCAAGCATGGTGTCCCGGGCGAAGTTCGGGATGAAGTGGAAGTGTCGGTAGATATACTGCGCATCGTAGATGAAGTTCTGTCCGATGACCTGGCAGTTCGGATGGGTGAGAAGCTGGTAGAGGAGGTAGGTGAGGAAGGTTTCCTCCTCTTCCCGCCAGTAGTGGATGCGGGTTTGCCAGTTCGGCATTTCCTGGACCACTGCCCTCATCTGTGGGATGCAGATCGCGTCAGTGGCAGACCAAGCCAAACCGAGACAAGCAATATGCCCGCCGCGTGTTTCGATGTCAACCGATAGCTTTGCCGGTCCCGATCGAACCCGAGTGAGAAGGGACTGAAGCGTGCGAGCAGCCTCGGGAAAAGACGGTTCGATGATGAAGTTGTACTCCGGGGGTCGGAGAGGCTGAGCATGGTTTGCAGCAGTCCAGGCCTTTCGTACATCGTGGATAGCGATGTTTCGATCCTTCCAAACGCCGTAGATGTAACTCGGGGGGTAAGTAGGAATAACATAGCAGGTGTGACCTTTCGGTGTGGTGTAGGTGAGGATGGAGCCGCGCCAGGACTTTATCCCCCAACGACCGCAGAGAGCGAAGAGAGGACCATTCCCCAAAGCCAAGATGATCTTCGGGCGAACGAGATCAATGTCTTGATTGAGTAGATCAAGACCAGCCAGGACAGAACGCTTGACGTAACGATCATGAAGAGGGGAGTGGTCAGGAGTGATTTCGCGCTTGGTCTGTGCGACCTGGGTGTCGAAGGTTTGTCCATTGACTTGCTCCCGGATTAGGGCGGTGACGAAGGTTTGCGACCGGATGACGCCGGCCTCGGCTAGGAGCTTGTCGAACTCCCGGTCACAGAGGATTGTCTTGGTCTGAAGATCCCGGTAGGACACGCAGTCCGCGACTATCATCAGTTTGGCGTTCGATGGGCCGGAGGGGATCATGAGGGGCAGACTCCTGGGAAGTGGCATAGAGGTAGCGGTATTCGATGGTCTTGTGGAAGCCCCGGTGATAGCGAAGGGCTTCGTGCATACCAGTGGACCAGCCGTGGTCGAGGCAGAAGATGATGGCGTCAGCGTGGAAGGACCATTCGAGACCAGCCCGGATGCCAAGGGAGCGTTCTTCTGGGACGAGGTCTTCGAGGATACCGGACTGGGTGTAGAGGAGGTGAGAGGCCAAGGGGGATTCTTTGCGAAGGAGGGAGTCGCGGACACAGGCCCTGGCATACGCGATGTTGCGGACGGTATCGCCGGCGAAGGGCGACTCGATGATGACACGACGCATCAGACGAAAGCCGGTTCGTCGTCGAGGGCGTTGAGCCGGGCGACGCTGATGCCGTAGTATTCGGCGCTCATTTCCAGTCCTGTGGCGTATAGCTTGCACGCATGCGCTGCAGGGAAAATAGTGCCGGAACCAGCGAACGCGTCCAGGACCGTATCGCCGGGCCGGGTACTGCGCTTAAGGAGATCGACGTAAAGCTCGACGGGCTTGTTTGCGCCATGACCGAGATTTTCCTCCAGACGGCAAGAGATAACGTCGGAGTAGATACCAGTAACCGGACGGTTCCCTTTGATTGCATAGAGGATGGTTTCATACTGGCGACGAGGTCCGTGTTCAGGAAGAGGGACTCGACCGGAGCCGAGCTTGTGGACGATCAGCGGAGTGCGGAAGACGTACCACCCAGCGGATTGCATGATGGTCTTGAGTTCGTGGAACTTGTCGAAGTCGCAGAAGACATAGGCGTGAGCCTGGGGCTTGGCGACGCGGAAAGCCTCGGGGATGAAAGCCGTCATGAGGGTGCGCCAGGCCTCGGGGCTGTCGTCGTAGTGGTGTTCGGAGTTGACCATCGTCCCCCCACCATCGCCAAAGCCCTGGGCATTCATCCCATATGGCGGATCTGTGAGAATGACGTCGAAGGTATTGTCAGGGCATCCGGCCAGCCAATCAAGACAGTCGGTGTGATGAAGGTTGTGGACGGATGAGTTGTAAGAAGCACCGACAACTTCCGCCAGCCGTTCAGACTTGGCTTTGTCCTCCTGGCGCTTGAGGGCTTTGAAGGCTTCTTTTTCAGATTTGGCCCCGGCGACAAGGGGATTGTCCAAGTGGTCGGCGAGAAGGATCGACTGGCGGTCAGTCGTATAGTCAGTCGTTTCGACTTCACGAAGCGTATCCGCGATCGAGTGGGTTGTCCCGGCAGCTTTGGCTTGAGCAATACGCAGTCGATGCAGACGCGCAAGGGCTTCCGACCGTTCCTGCCAGGAGAGATCTTGACGACGGAGATTTTCATCGAGTTCGGCCTCTTCAGCTTCGAGGTGAGAGAGTTCGCCAAGGGAGATGACGGGGATGGTCGTAGGGTCGATTTCTAGCCCATTGCAACGCGTTGGCGAACCGAGTAGGGCGAGAGTATCGAGAGCGCGCAATCGGCGTTCACCGGCCACGAGAACCGGCCCGGCGGGGGTTTCCCGAACCACGATTGGATGCATTAGCCCTCGAGACGAAATCGAGTTAGCGAGGTCGGTCAACGCATCCGGTTCAAACTCTCTCCGCTGGCGGTTCGGGGCGATAATGAGGCTATCGCGGGGGATCAATCGCATGGTAGTATCTCCTAGTTAGCAGGACTTGCCGCCGGGGGCGGAGCGGGCAGCGGCGGTATGATCCGCCCGGGTGAGGTTGTAGAGGAGCTTGTCGACCACTGCCCCACCGAGGTCAAGGTCGAGGTACCCAGCGAGGTCGAAGATACGGATCAGGGTGTCGGCCAGTTCAACTTCGATCATCGGGCGATCGGGGAGATGGTCATCCTGGAGGGACTTGCGATAGCCTTCCGCGGCTTCAGCGATTTCCGTCGTGACCAGCATGAGCATCTCCATGACGTTGCGCTGGATCTTCCGACTGGTCTTGGGGTCGCGGTACCAGCCGGCTTTGACCTGGGCATCGTGGATTTGCTCGGTGGCGGTGTTCAGGGAGAGGCGGAAGAGGTCGAGGGTGGACTGGGCATAGGCCATGGCAGGAACTCCGAAGGGAAAAAAGGCCCGGAGTGGGGGAACTCCGGGCCAAGGTTGGGGAAGGGTATTAGTTCGCCGAAGCGATCTTCTTGATCTCCGCGAAGATCTCGTCGTTGTAGGTCCGGTGGGACACAGCGACCTTGGCCATGCGGCCCTGGATCATCCCGAAGGCGAAGGGTTCGCCCGGGGTGTTGAGGCCGAGGGCTTCGCGGATGCGCCCGAGGCCGACGTTCTTGCCCTTGCCGAGGTCGAGGGCACCAGTGTCGGTGAGGTCGAGCATCTGCTGCTGGGTGACCTTGACAACATCGCGGCCGATCAGGGCCTTGACATTCTCGTCCTGAATGTCCCAGACGATCTCGAGCTTGATGCCGGAGTTCGAGCCGTCCTTCGACGACCAGGGCTTGATCTCGACCTTCTCGGAGATGGCGAGGTATTCGCCGGCAGGGACGGGGATGACCTTCGTGTCGTTGGCTTCGGTGAAGGTGGTGTTGAGGAAGGTTGCAGGATCGAAAGTCATGAGAGTAGTTCCTTGATTGAGGTTGGTTGGTTCTGGGACTTAGCAGAGATAACCTGTCGTCCCTGGGCAGGCTATTTGGAAACGTAATTGGCCATGTAGGCGCGGATCTTGGCGATCTTGGCCGGTCGGGGCTGAGCGCCGAGGCGGAGGTCCGAGACGAGCCTGGGGTCGTTGCAAGCATCCCGGCCGAAGCGGCTGACGGGGATGGAGTGCTTGGTGCAGAAGGCGAGGATTTCATGCAGCATTGCGCGAAGCCCACTTTTCGAGGATGGTCTTGAACGTCGGGACGTTGTCGGACTTGATCGGAAGGTTCCGAGTTTTGACGTCAGCCATTGCCGACGCAGTGTTCCAGGTCCATTTGTCACCTTGCCGCTCGGTCAGGATCACATCGGAGAACATGGCTGGGAGTTTCGGGGCGAGCTTCTTGCCCAAGGTCGAGACCATGAGCTTCACCCCACCAAGGACTTCGTCAGTCTCACGCTCGACATGGGCGAGGAGGACGAAGTGACAAGGGCAGTTGTCACACATCATGCGGACGAGCTTCTCGAACTGGTCCTGCGCGATGCCCCAGTCGGACTGGTTCCGAACGGCCTTCCCGCCGACGACAAGGGCCATGGCGCACTGGGACAGGCCAGTCGCGCCGTCCACGACGAGAACGCGGGTCTGGTCCCAGAGATTGACCGGGCCGAACTTCTCCCCGGTTCGATCGTCGGGGAAGTTGTTGAGAGCTTCGAGAAGGGAGACGAACTGGTTGTGCTTGGACTTGTTCGGGTCCGACATTTTGGCCAGGGCGTCGAGGTTCAGCATGTTGATATTCTTCGCGTTCTGGATCATGTCCGCGAAGGAGGAGGTTGGGGCAGCGACCTTGTGCCAGTGGAGGTTGGTGGGTATGGGCTGCCCGCGATCGGTCCAGTAACCGAGAAGGGACTCCATGCCGGACTCCAAGGCGAGGTAGAAGACCTCTACCCCTTGGTCCACGAGGGTTCCGATGGAGTAGGTCTTTCCGGTGCCAGAAGGCCCCATCAAGAGGACGTTGACCCCAGGGAGGGTGAAGGGTGGCTTGAGTTCGAGGGTCATAGGGAAGATTCCTGGTTATGCGGGTGATGAGGAGAGTCGAGGAACTGGAGTTCGTATTCCAGCTGATACGCGAGGACTTCGATCGGGATGGCCCAGCCGACGAGAGTCACGCATTCGAGGCTTCCCGGGATGAGGAACTTGTTCCCCTCGCAATGTGGGCAGCAGCCATGGATGAATTGATACGGCTGGAGCCGGCCATTGATCCAGGACTTGACTACGGCATAGCGGGTGGCACAGGTCATGCACATCCAAGCGAGCGATCGGGCCATGGGCTTGGCCGGGTGATCGGTCGTGATGGAGTAGCCCTGGAACCACCAATCCCGGGAAGAGGAGGAGTCAGACATGGAAGGAAGCCAACTTCGCGTTGTAGGCTTCGAGAGTGACTTCCTCCCGGGCGAGAGGGTCCCAGACCCGCTGGGTGAAGTAGGTCTTGAGCCAGGCTTCCGGGTCCGAGGACTTGCAGATGGACTGGAGGGAACAACCGCCGTACTCCGCGCAGGCGTGATCAAGGTTGTAATCCCAGATGCCGTCCTTCCAGCACTGGATCATGCGCTCGATGTCGCGGCAGGTCTGGTCCAGCCAGCGGTCGATTTCATAGGGACTGCGGTACGAGAGGACTTCCATCGTGTCGTACTTGGTCTTGAGGATCGACACCCCCCGGATGATGACGCCGGCGGGGTTCAGGCCGAACTCCCGCGCCGCCCAGCAGTACCCGGTGAACTGGCTCCGCATTTCCCACTGCTTCGCCCAGCTAGGCCCGAGGGAGGAGGTCGTCTTCTCGTCTACGACGTAGACCCCGCCGTAGGCTTCCGCGAGCATGTCGGCTCGGCCAGTGTACAGTAGAGGGTCTCCAGTGACTGGATGATTGATCGGGAGAGGCTGAGCGAAAGAGAACTCAATTCCAGTCCGTCCATCCGGGAAGCGGAGGGGAGAGGCTCCTGATCCGCCCAGAGGATAACGCTCGAAGTAAAATTCGAGAGCACCTGCAGTGCGTTCCAATGATTTTGCACTGTCGGGCGGACACTCAAAATCACCATACTTGCGCAACAGCGCTCCCAGGCCGGCAGCAACTGAGTCTTGGGCGGAGAGTCCGGTCTCGTAAAAGCTTCGACGAGCTTGTTCAATGCCTTCTGCAAATGCGCCCCCGGCGATGAGGTGGACTGATTCACTGGCGGGCTTCCAATGCTGGAGGTAGGTTCGATACATCTTCTGCGGGCAAGAGCGGAAGGTACCAAGGGTGGTGGAGTCGATGGCGACTGGGAAGTAGGGGACGGTCATGCCGACACCTCGGACCAGTCGGCGAGCAGCGCCGTTTCGAGGGGCTTCCGCATCTGGGCGATGAGGGCGTTCTGTTGCCGGGCGAATACCCGCGATCCGAAGCCGTCGAGCTCCGCGGCTTCGTCTGGGGTGAGTTCGATCTGGACCGAGGTGGCTTCATCCTTCACGGTGATTGAGCCGGAGAGGGCTGCGGTTGCAGACCAGCGGTTTGCGTGGATTTGGTAGAGAAACATTGGGCAGGTTCCTTCTTCGTTGGAGGTTGGTTAAAGTCCGAGTTCCGAGAGCAGATCATCCGCGTTCGGTGCCGGGGCTTTGGTCCGGGGCTTGGCCGAGGTCACGGGCATTGCGAGGCGTTCCTGGCGGAGGAAGGCGATGCCCTCCTTCATCTCCTCGATGGTGAGGGAGTTCTCTCGGGCTTTCTGCCGGAGTTCGGCAATGCGGAGGATGGTGGCTTGGGTTGTCATTTGGTAGGCTCCAGAGGGGGATTTCCCCCGGGGAATTTGAATATGAAATACCCGGGGGGAAATGGTCAACTCATTCCGTTAGCTGCGCGGAATTAGGCGATATGGAGTTCTTCCCGTTGCCTGGTGCACGCGACGTAGAGGGAGCGAAAGGCTTCGGAACGATTCCTATTCAACATCAGGTCCTCCAAATCCACGAACGTCTTTTGGACACTGGAGCCTTGGGACATATGGCTCGTCCAGGCATAGGCATGGCGGACTTCGTGGAAGGCTTCCTTGAGTTGCCAGAACTCCTTCCACTTGTAGCGCTTTTCGCCCTTGGCCTCCATGGAGAGTTCGTTCAGTCGGTTGGAGACGTGGAAGCCGCCGGCGGGGGTGAGGGTTCGGATGGTGTACTTCCGGCCGGTTTCGTGTTCGACCAGGAGGTTGAAGATCTCGAACTCTCGGAACAAGGGGTGGGTTCCGACGGCGACTTCGAGGATGGTCGCTTCCTCCGCGTTCTGCATGAAGGTGTTGTCTTCAAGGTCCTTGAGAGGGGCCTTGGCGACGATCTTATCCCCGGCGAGCCATTGGGAGCGTCGGGCTTCGGCCTTGCCGTAGATCAGACCCCGGATGAAGTTATTGTGGAGATCGACGGTGACGTTCCGCCAGGCGATGACCTTCGCATCCCCGGATTTGAAGAGTTCGAGGTTGGCTTCGATCTGGTTGAGCCAGTCGGCCTTCCCCCAGCGATACACCGGGGCGGCTGTGACGATCTTGACCGACGGGAAAGGAGAGTCCACGACCTTTCGGATAGAGGTTGCGAGATCCAGCATGGAGTTCCCATACCGCATGACGGTGGTCAGCTCCGCGCCTCGGGATAGCTTCCAGACGGGGGAGGTGGTTTCCCCGACTGGCGGGAGCTGCGCCGGATCGCCCATGAAGATGAAGGGGACGTTCCAATTCTCTGAAGCTTCGCGGATGGCATCCATGAGAAAGCGGTTGACCATGGAGGCTTCGTCTACAATGACGACTTTATATCCAGATAAGTCAACAGGTTCCTCGGGCTTAGATAGTTCTTTGACCTCGCCGTTGGCTTGTAAGGACAGTCCCAGCAACGAGTAAATCGTCCTGCTCGGCGACGAGGTAAGTCCGGCTTCGTCCAGATAATTCCGGAGCACCTTAACAGCTTTGTTAGTGGGGGCAGTGAAGCACAGCTGGGAGGGCTTAAACCGTCGGGAGCCGTCAGGGAGTTCCTTCTTTGCCAAGAGGGTGATCGAGTAGGACTTACCAGTCCCGGCATAGCCCTTGAGGGTGAAGAAGGGATCGGACTTGTCCGTCTCCCAGTCATTGAGAAAAGTCAGCATCCCGTCGAGGGCAGCAGACTGCTCCGGGGTAGGCGTCATGGAGGTGGCAGGGGTTTCCTCAGGCTCGTCGTTGAGGATCGGGGTAAGACTCGGCATTGGGGTTTTCCTTTCGGATAGAGGGCTTATCGCCCAGGAGGTATCACCACTCGATAGCGGTGATGATCTTGGGGGTCGCATAGAGGGACCAGACTTCGACATTCGTCGCGGACTTGGCAATGAGGTCTTCGACAAAGTCCTTGGCTTCGGAGAAATCTTCGAAGCGGGAGGAGCCTTCGGTCTTGATCTCCCCGGTCTTCGGCGGGGATTTGTAAGTCACGAGGTAGGGCATGGGCAGGGACCTTTCTTTACTGAATGATGCGACGACCGAGCTGGCGGACTTCCGACCTCGGCTTCGGGGCGAAGGAGCGGTTGTTGGATTGAACCATCCCGTCGGCTTCGGTCTTGGTCTTGCACCGGGTGATGACCCGGGAGACTTCACGCTTGATTCCCCGGGAAGTGAACTTCTCCGTCTTGACTACGGCCCAGGAAGTGGCTTGGTGAGGTTCGCATGGGACGTAAGCCCGCCCGTCGGAGCGCTGGGGTTGGGAGGTGAAGCTCACTGTCATAGGATCGCCCCCCGAGAAGCCAGCCAGTTCTTAACCAGCGTCGTGACGACTTCACTCGCCCGGCCATGGGGGACTTTGCCCTCCAGTTCGGAGAAGAGTTCCTCTTGCAACGCCGAGTAGATCGACTGCGGGAGGTAGATTTCGATTCGCTTCGGGCGGTCGAGCTTAAGAGGCCGGGGCATTGATATCCTCCTGGGTGTAGGTGAGGGAAGGGACGGAGACTTGAGTCGCCGGGAGCAGGGCTTCGGCCGCAGAGAGGTAAAACCCATGGTCCTGGCAGCAGTCGGAGCAGATATGCGTCCGGTGGGGCTGGATCAGGGTTTTTCTCGGGAGTTCGTCCCATGATGTCGGCTTCGTCACTCGCGCCCAGCGCTGGGTCGTGGGCTTACGCTTGAGTTGCTGGCACTCCATGAACTGGAGGAAGATCTGATGAACCGAGCCGCAGCCGTCGCAGGTTTGTTCCGTGAACAGCGCCGTGGTGGAGACTGTCATCCACTGTTCGGCTTCGATTCCGGCCTGGATGGCCTTGTACTCCTCCCCGGCGGCTGCTCGGGTCTTCGGGTCCAGCCGCATGTTGTGGGCTTTTTTCTTCAGCGCCTCGGCGTTGGAAGCGGCTCTGGTCTTCGCGAGTTCGGTTTCGATCTCAGCGTTGAGCGATGCGAAGAAATCATCGAGCATCAGGCTTCTCCCCGGCGGCAGATGACTTCGAAAGAGAGGGTCTGGCTCAGTGCCGCGTGGACGAGGCGTTCGGCAAGCCATTGGTTGAGGTACGCGATCATTCCGGTCTTGCAGAAGACACGCTCTTCGAGGTCTTCCAGGTCTTCAAACGCATCGAGAAGGGCTGAGAACTCCCCGTTGATGACGGAAGAGATCTTGGTGATCAGCCTCTCCGCTGTGTGCCGGTCCATGCCCTGGTCTACGAGCAGGTCTGTCTGGGTGAGGATGAAGTCAGAGACTTCGGGCTTGAGGAAATCGTTGATGTTCACTGCTTCGACTCCAAGGGGCGGGAATGCCCCGGGGATTACAATGGCATAATTCCCGGGGAATATCAATAGGGCATCCCTCACTGCACGCAACAAAAAACCCCTGACGATCGGGGGGATCGTCAGGGGCCTTAGTGCCGGGAGCAGGGAGTCGAAGTCTACCCCCGGAGGGGACTGGGATTAGCCCTTGGTCTTGCCCGCCGGAGCCGGGGCTTCGCCCAGACCGAGTTCGCCGAGCAGGCTGTCGGTATCGACCGAGGACTTCGAGTTCTTCGCCTTGTCAGCTTCCAGCCGCTCGATGATCGGGCGGAGCTGGTTCGACTTGCGGAGGGCGAGCTTCTCGGCTTGCGACTTCGGAGCGAGGAAGGCGCGGATGGCCTCGACGGTCTTGCCCGAGGCTTCGACCAGGGCCTGGATCAGGACCGAAGTCCCGGCGAAGGCGCCGGCCTCGCGCTTGATGTTCCACTCGCCGGCGTTCAGGCGGGTGATCAGGTCATCGACGGCAAGGACAGCATCGTTCACGTCGGTTTCGCCTGCGATGGCGTCGCCGAGCTTCTGCTCCGCGCCGTGGGCCGCGAAGCGCAGGATCAGGCTCGCCGGCATGGTGAAGGTCCGCGACTCGCCGTTGAGGAAGTCCAGCCGCGTCGAGATGGTGCCGGCGGCTTCGTCGATGGTCGAGGTCTTGACGAGCTTCTGCTTCTTGTTGAACTCGACAACGCGACCGTCAGTCATCGTGATCGGGAGCTTCTCGGTGGTCTTGGCCGGGGTAGTCATGGGAGAATTCCTTTCGTGGCAGGGTTGTGGTTGGTTGCCGGGGTTAGGTATGATTGAGGGGAGGGGTTCGGTCAATAGGTATCGTCAGCGGGTGAGAGAATTTCCCCTATTGACACGCGGTGGCGTATATGTCTGCGAACTGGGGATTGAGTTCGAGCAGTTCCCGGAGAGGATTCGGCTTGGCGAGGAGGAGGAGTGTCGCGTCGCCGAAGGAGTTGACCTCGATCTTAGTCCTGAAGTCGTAAGCCGAGCAGAGCCGGGTTAGAGAGAGATCGACCCCGGGCTGTGAGCGGATGAGGTAGCGGTACTTTCGGAGAAGGAAGGCCTCGGACTCGGCCTGGGACTGGGAGGAGTAGACGCCGAAGATGACCGGGAGAGGGGTGGAGGCACAGGCTTCTCGGTGGCGGATGGGGAAGCGAGCGGGGTAGGTCCGGGGATCGCGGGTGGCCCAGGTCATGGGAGGTGGTCCGAAGGATCGAGGTTGTCCATTACTTGCCTCCCATGACTGCGATTGCGGCGTCGGCCAGTTTGAGCCAGTGTTCTCGGTGTTCGTCCATGTAATGCGCCCACTGAGCGCCCTCTTGTTTGTCCCATGTAGCGGCTCGGCCTTCCACGCAGTAAAGCGCTTTTGCCACCTTCTCTCGATCCACGGGCTTGGCAGGCTCGGCGCGGAGGGCTGCAAGAACGATGCCGATGATCTTGCGTGGATACTCATCTTTCCCGCCCACCGCGAGGAATGTATCGTATGGGATAGTTGCCCCCATTGGCAGGCCAGTAACGTCCGCTGCGGCCTGTGAAATGACCTTGTGCGGCGTGGCCTCGTAAACCTGCCGCGCAATCCGATCCTCCAGTTCATCCGCCAGTGCGGTTCGGTCGATCATCACTTCATCTCCCTGCGCGGTTCGTTTGCGGCAGAAACTGGCCACGGCCCCCGCCACCGAGGGAAGGTCACGGTGTACCCGGTCCAGCCGCCGCCATCGTGATAGCGGTAGAGCTTCCACATCTTGGCGTAGCTGCCCATGCGGACGAGTTTGAACCCACGCTCCAGCATGGTGTGGTTCGGGCCGTGCCAGTTGGGGCCGTCGATGTGTTCAATATCAAAGCGGATTGAGTTCCAAAACATCACTTCATCTCCATGTGTTTGGCGAGGACGGTGCGGGCTTGTTTTCCGGCCCGGTCAAGTTCCTGCCAGCGTTCTATCGCGCCATCTGCTGACAGCGGGGCTTCAAAATAGTTGTCCTTGCGGTGTGATGGAGATTTCCCAAGGGCTTCGACTGCTGCGATATATCGTGTCATCGACTCCTTTAGCGCATCGACCCGATTGCAGAGGGCGGTGTTCTCAGCAGTCAGGATCGCATTAGCCTCCCGCTCGCTGTCCAGCGTGGCAACGGCTTCCGTGTTGACCTTTCCAGCCTTGACGTACCCGGCGTAAATCTCGCTGCGGGTCGCGTCGATCGTTCGCGCCGATGCCTGCACCCGCCGCACGGTTTCATTGGCCTTCGCCACCTCGGCCTGTAACGCGGCAATCTCCGCCCGCTGCTGTTCGATCAGGTCGGCGGCCACCCCCGCAAGCGCCCCATCCGGCACAGGCTCGGCGCGGAGGGCATGCAGTGCGCCGATGAACTGCTCTACCTGCCCGTTACTGAGATTTGGGCCGAATGCAGCCGTCCATGCCTGCCTGATGAACTCATCCGCCAGTGCGATCTTGTCAGTCATGGCTTGGTCCTTTCTGCAAGCATATCGTCGGCGAGTTTGTAGGCCATTGCGGGCGACTTCATCTGTTGAAGGCCCGATGCGTGCGCCAGTAGCCCGCTCAAGGCTTGCCCTGCGAACCAATCACGGAGGGTGATGCCACGGGCTGGCTCGGCAGTCGGTAGTTCATCGGTCATCGTTCTTCTCCGATCAATCCAGCGTTGCGGAGGGCGTCTAGACACCTCTCCGCAGCATCCACAGGCAACAATGTCCCGCGTATTTCATCCGCCAGCATCTCGACAATCTCGGCGTCGGGCATGGTGGCAGGTGGGCGGGTATAGAGCGGGGTTTCGGTCCAGCCCGGCTTGATCGGCCAAGCAGGCCGACTGTCACGGAACTGCGTCACGTCTCCCGGATACGTATACATCCACGCCACCGGCTCGGCAGTCTGCTTGATCTCATTCATCCCCTTCATCCTTCCCTGGTATAAAACGGCGTCGCTCGCTTGGTCTCAGCCCCCGGGGTTTGCAACTCCACCAGCTCCTGTTCGATCTTCACTTCCGCCGGGAGGAGGAGGTCTTTCTCTGTCAGTCCAAGAGCCTCGAGTTCCGCTTCCAGTTCCGAGAGCACGACTCTGGGACGAAAGACGACTTGCTGCGGGGAGAGTTCGTCCTCAGGCTTGACCACCCCGATGACGAAGGCCTCGGCCGCGAGGAAGAGTTCCCGGTCGAAGATCGCTTCCTCTCGATAGGGCTGTATCGCTCGGTACATACCCCGGCGCATGGCAAGGGCAGAGGCATAACACGACGCGGTGACGGAGACTGATGGGAGATCGGTATTCCGCTGGGCGTAGGCCCGACGCCAGAGGGCGAGGTAAATACGGAACTCGCGGGAAAGGGATTTCGGGGGTTGTGCCATTGGGGAACTCCGAGAGCAGGGGAAAGCCCCGGGGATTAGACCAGACCAATCCCCGGGGGATACATCAGGCGATAATCGCCTCGGGGACATGGCCGGCAATGTAGGCTTCGGCATCGGCCTGGGTTTCGAAGTTCCCGAGGAACTCGCCGGAGAGGACGACGTTGAAGCCGGTTTCCGGGAGAGCGGTCGGGGTGGTTTCGATTTCCGGGGTGGCAGCCGGTGCCGCCGGGGTTGATTTGACAGTCATAAGGGGAAGTCCTTCATATCCGCGCGATGTTGCGCGATTAGAGGCTCGGTGCAATCGTTCCCTAGGTCAATGTCCCGGGAGGTTCAGGCAAAGAAAAACCCCCGGGGGATGAACCCGGGGGCTGTGAGAGGCCGGTGGGCCGATGGCTTAGCCAAAAAGAACTTCATCCATATAGTCCGGTTCAAGCCTGAACCAGTCCTCGAAGATCTCTTCTGCGTAGATGAAATCCCCGTCTTCGATTACAGCCAGCATTGCCTTCCGACAAGCCGCGATCTCCTCCTTCGCTTCGAGTTCGGTGTAACCATCCCGGCGAACCAAGATCTGGATCAGACTTTCCATGAGAAACTTCCTTAAACCGAGAGGGCGAGGGACAGGCCGATGAGCAGCCCGACGATTGCATAGGGGAGGTAAGAGATCAGGGTCTTCATGCTGGAGTGCCTTCGAGAAAGAGGTTGAGATAATCCAGTGCCGAGCCGAGGTCGGGGAAGCCCCGGGTCGTCGGGAGGAGTTCCCTCACGTCGAACCTGTGGCAATAGACCTTGAACTCTGGCTTCCCCGGCTTCGGGAACCGAAGAGAGGCCCAGCGCTCCGCATCCGACGAGACGTAACGGCTCCGGTCGCTGAGGTCGAAGAACCCAATGGTTCTGGCCTTGATCCAGGCCCGTTCGAGATTGATAAGTGCTTGCATGGGGTCAGTCCTCCTTCGCGAGTTCGAGGTCAATGGCTTCGATCATCCCGGCGTAGTCCCGGGCGGCGAACTTCTTCCCGGTGAAGGCCTCGGCCACCTCCCGGCAACGCTTCGGGGTGTAGGCTGTGTTCAGCCGGAAGCCTCTCATGATGGCTTTGAGTCCGTGCTTCGCCGCGATGGCAGCAAGCCGGTTCGGCTCGGGATTGATGATGGTGAAAGCTTCAGACATGGTATTCCGACTCCTTGACCCCTATTGGTCGTCCCGACCATAGCACACCCCGTTCGATTTGGCTAGGTTGCCGGGGTTTAAGGGGATGAAATAACTCCCGGGGGTTATACTCATAATATCCCCGGGAGAAACCAAACCAAAAGTTCAATTCCCCCAAACCTGCCGTTGGTTTAAGTATAGTCCTAATCCGACCAAGGGACCGATCGGGATCAACCGGGGGTGGTGATGGCTTGACCCTCTCCCGATCGTTCGGGGGGATGGTTCGGGGGAGGGACTCTTGACCCCTCCATAACCGTTCGGGTTTACTCCCATTGTCGAGAGATCAGGGGTTGAATTCCCGAACCACGTCCCTATTTAGAGAGGACCGGATGGCAACCGGCGGGGAGGTCCTCGCCACCGATCCGGGGAGTCGAAACAATGTCCAAGAAAAATTCCGTCATTTCCGCAACCGTCAATGACGACGCAACGGCAATCCTCTTCACCGTCGCCGGTGCCGGGGAAATCACCCTTACCCTCTCCGCATTGTCCGATGATGTCCGGTCCCGCGCTATGGCCCATGGCCTAGTACAGAAAATCTCTGACGCCGCCGCAATCCCCAAGGCGGACCTGTCCGGCGACCCGGCCACTGACGCTGCAACCAAACTCGCCGCCATGCGGGCCGTCGCCGACCGCCTCATTGCCGGGGATTGGGTCAAGCGTTCCGGCGATGGCGCCAGCCCGGTGTCCGGAGTGATTTACCGAGCGTTCCATCTCTACGCCCTGGAGGCCGCCGCCGCGAAAAAGGCCGCCCCCCCAACCCCTGAACAAACCCGCGCGGTTTACGACGCCCGGGACCGCGCTGGGCAACTCTCTCTCCGCTCCATCCCCCGTATCGCGGAGATCATCGAGACGTTGAAGGCCGCCACCCCGGCGAGCAGTAAAATTGACACGGCTGCGCTATTGGGCGAATTGGGGTTGTAGCCCTCAGCATCATCGTGTATCTAGGTGCCGGGGACTGCTCCCCGGCATTTTTTTTTTGGAGTCCAGCCATGACCTACTACACCCTCATCATCCGGCGCCGCCCTACCCCTAACGACACCCAGCCTGCTCTCATGCAGTGGGGCGTGGAATTCGGGGATCATGACCGCGAATGTGTCGCGTTCGAGCAGGCTGAATTCCGCAATGCCAATGGCCGTGAGTTCCTCACGAAAATACTCCGCACCCCGACCGCGCGCCAGTCCACTATCGACGCGGCCCTCGCCCGAGAGAACGCCGCGTTGTAGTCCTCCCCTCCTGCCCAGCGTCCTGCCCCCGGATGGTTCGCCGTCAGGGGGTTTTTTCTGCCCTAGGTTGTTCTCGGTTTGATCCAAATGCCCGGAAACGGCCATTAGAGGGCCAAAATCCCCCGCGCCTAGGCTACCCCCGCTCCCCTCCCCGTCTCCGCGTTCCTGCCCCCCTCCCCGTGGCGAGAATGGCCTATCCCGCGCCTCCCCCGCCCCTCGCGTGCGCGCGCGCCCCCGTTCTCTCTATTCTGTCGGTGCGGGCCGCGCCCCCGTTCCCCCTATGGGTGCCGCATGACCCTAGAGGGGTGGCGAGGGCCGAGCGCAACCGTTCCCCTCCCCCTCCCCCGGGGAGCCTCAAACCCCTCGCCCGCCTCGCTACGTGCAACTACCTAAAAAAAAAAATTTAAAGAAGAACTGGGAGATGAGACCGGCGAGGGAGCGGGGTGGATTGCGAACGATCCTGCCCCGCGTTGCACCTCTCCGCAATGGGAGGGGGTGGGGAACGATTGCCCATGGTTCTGTCTACCCATCCGCCCCCCAATCACTACCCCGGTTCGGCCCGTTCCCGCCCACCCCCCTCGCCCACCCATCCCGGCGAATATTCCCCGCCCCTAATATTGCACTGCACCAATCGGCCCAGCGCCTCCGCATTTCCCCCTATGCCCTAAAATGCCCTCTGAGGCCCCCTAGAGCGCGTTGGAGGGTTTTGGCCCCTAGGGTACCCTCGAACGGATTTTCCCGATTTGAACCCCTTTTGTTCCCAGCAACATTCCCATAGCCTAACCCCTCTCCCACACCCCCTTCATTACTCTCCCGCGCAACATTCATATCGAGTCAAGCCCCTATTTGCGCAACAATATAATGCTCCTCCCTCGGTTCATTCCGATGTTCTACATTCGCCCCCGCTAATGTTGCAAGGCACAATACCTATCCCCCCTCTCCCCTTCCCTATTTGGTTCATTCCACCCTTCTCCCCGGACCAATCCGGTTAATCCCTTCCTCCTGCCCTTCTCCCCTCTACCAAGTGCCCCCCGGGGGGTCTTCCTGGCAGTGGGGGGTCGCCTATGGGGGTGTTTAGGG